TCTTCCACTACCGCTACCACTGCGGCTAAGACCATTTTAGCTGCATCTACTGCTGGCACGATCATGGTTCACCAGGATCCGATGCAGCAGTTTATCGTCCAGGGTGCCTCGGGCACTGCTGGTGATCAAGACTATATGTTCAACGCTATGAATCATGTCGCTGGTGCTGGATCCACTGTCACTGGTCTTTCTGGCCATGAGTTGGATCTGTCTGACGCGGGCGCCTCGACGGGTGGATTCGTGCTTCTCGATTATGTCCTTCGCGATGACAACGAAGAGGATGCAGCCAATGTTGACTGCGTCGTTCGCTTGAACGTCGGCGAAGGCATCCTCTCACTTCCTGCGGGTGTGTAATGGCTAACGTACATACAGTATCCGGTTGGCCGTTTCTCTCGGCCCTACGCGGCGTTGATGACGTCGTGTTTCTCAAGTGGAACGAGCGTGAGGGCAAGGGTCGCTCCTTGTTCAACGTCCGTGACAGCACTCAGTATCAGGAAGACAACTTCACGGTTGGCGGTGGTGGGATCATGCCGCAGAAGCTCGAAGGTCAGCCTCTGACCTACGACAGCCTGAACGAAGGCTTCCGTTCGACGTTTACTCACCTGGATTACGGTCTGGCGAAGCGCATCACGCGGAACCTTCTGCGTGACGAACTTCACCCGATCCTCGAGCGGATTGGTACCGAGACTGCTCGCCAGGCCCGCGCCACAGAGGAAACTCTGTTGGCCAACCATTACAATCGGGCGTTCAATGCGTCCTATACCGGCCCCGATGGTCAGGTGCTGTGTGCAACAGCGCATGTCCGCGAGGACGGCTCTACGTACGCGAACCGCCCGACGTCGGACGCTGATTTGTCTCAGACGTCCCTCGAGCAGGGGTTTATCGACTTCTCTGACTTCCGCGATGGCGGTGGTAAGCGAATTTCGATCGAGCCTGCTCATCTGGTCGTTGCCAAGGAGAACCGCTTCGAGGCCCATCGTCTACTGATGAGCTCGCAGTCTCCTGAGAACGACACCAACGCCGTGAACCCGCTTGATGGTTTGGTCCAGGCTTGCGTCTGGAACTACCTGACCGACGCGGATGCATGGTTCCTGCAGGCTGAGAAAGAGGACCACGGTTTGGTCCTCTATGTCCGTGAAGAGTTCTGGACGGACTATGAGTTCGATTGGGATTCCAAGGACTACAAGTTCAGTGGTATGTTCGCACAGTCTTCGGGCTGGATCGACCCGCGTGGCTTCTACGGCACTGAGGGCGCGTAGATAAACTCGCCCCCCAGAAGGTATGGGTGGGTTCAAGTTAGAGTGGGGGGAGTAGCCTCGGCGAAACCCCCTTCTCGCAACCAAGGAGGCCGAATTGGCCAATCTTACCGTAGTACACGGCAAATGGGTGAATCTGGACAAGCCCGGAGGCCAAGTATTCTTCGTTAGTGGTGGCACCCCTGCCTATGAAGGCAAGGGTGGTTCCGATGGCAACAGTGGTCTTGCTCCAGGGCAAGCGTTGTCAACAATCCAGGCTGGTTTGAATAAGTGCGTCAGTGGCCGCGGTGATACCGTCGCTATTCTGCCGGGAAGCATTACGGTCACTGCGGCTTTGACGATGACCAATGACGATGTAACCCTGACGGGGGCCGCTGTTGTTGGTCGCCGGGAGAGGTCGCCAGTCATTATTGTTAACGCCACAGACGTGAACACCGTCGCCATCAACGCCAACAATTGCGAAGTCTCTGGGATTCAGTTCGACGACAATGTCGCCACGGCTACCGCTGACACGGCGGTTATTGCTGTGAATACGTCAAATGCGGGGGCTGACTACGTTGGCACCAAGATCAAGAATTGCTTCCTTGACATGCTGGGTTCCGACAGCGACAGGGACGGCATTGCTCTTGGGTTGGCTGGGGATGCCACAGACGGAGCCATTGGCTCTCTGATCGAAGGTTGCACGATCCTTGACTGCGATCAAGACGCGATCGCCATTGCTGCTGGATCGGAGTATTCCACAGTCCGCGACTGCGCGATCATCGAAGTGGCCAACGGCACAAGGTTCGGAATAGACGTTGCTGCCGTCAGTTGTGCTATTGAGGATTGCGATATCCTCGTCAACGGTACGGCCTGCATCCAGAACGGAGTAGCTGCCGCTCGGCTTACTGTGACAGGGTGCAACTTACACGCGTGGGGTGCCAATACGATTGGCATTGTTGCGATCGCAACGGCAACTCAGCGCACGTCGGGCAACAATGTGACAGCAACTGCTGCTGGCAACCTGGTTGATTACACAACCGACAACACGACGCCTTCAGCCGATGCGTTCCTGTCGAACATCTTTGCTGCTGATGCGGGTGCGACCGCCCTTGGCGAGTCCACGGTTGGTGGATCAGACGCATAATGCTGACTCATCGGGCCGCCCACTATCTTATTCACCAGTTTCCCGACTCCGGTCGTGACGTTGAGGAACTGGCTGAGAGATGGAAGCGGAAGTATCCAGATGAGGCTTTCGATGTTAAGGAGGGAGAGGATCTTGTTGTCAGGATCCAATCCCTCCTTGACTCAGGAATGTCCTTGTTCCCGGCGGTCGAGGCTGCGCGGGAAGGATCTGTCGTTAAGAAAAAGGCTCCCAAAAAGAAGGCTCCCAAGAAAAAGGTGAAGTGATATGGCCACAGTAAACACCAAATACACCAAGACCGAAGGCCGCAACGGGTTCACGTCGTTTCACACTTTGTGGGATTCGACAACCGACCACGCTGCAGTCACGGTCATCGATTTGTCCGCAGACGGGGCAGAGGGCCATACCAACTCGATCACGATCCAGAAGGTGAAGATTCTCTGCTCTGCGGGCATAGATGCACAGCTGTTGTTCAACGCCACCTCCAATGTGCCTCTGATCAATTCGGTTCTCGGGTCCACAGAATGGCTTGAGGTCGATTACACTGAGACCGGCATAAGCGGAGTGCAAGACTCTTCCACTGGTGCGGATGGCGACATCCTGGTGACCACGACCAGTGCCGCTTCTGCAGATGAGATGCTTGTTCTGATCTGGTGGCGATCGAGTTGAACTTCGAGCAGAGGCTCGTAATGCTTTACCGGATCCAGAGAACCTGATAAGGGACACTTATGGCACTGACACTCCTGCAGGCAGTCAATTCAGCTAAAGAAGCCGTGGGCGATCCCATCGTCACGGCCTTCACCGCTTCGGACATTCTGGAACTTCAGGTCATCGAAGAGGTCAATGATGCGATCGCTGAAATCCGGGCTGAGACTGACTACGCGTGGGCCTACAAGCGGGCGGTGCTGAAGACGACCGATGACGTCACCACGGAGAACGCCGCGGTGACTAACGGCTCTACTACGGTTTCTTCCGTGGATGAGGACGGCTCCGGGGCCACCAACTGGGGATCTGGGGTCACTGCAGGGATGTGGTTTAGGAACGACGCTGACAACACCTCGTATCTGATTTCCTCGGTAGACTCTTCTTCTCAGATCACCCTGGAGACCGCTTACGAGGGTACGACGGCCACCGCTGCCACGTACCGGATCTTCCGAGATACCTACTCAGTTGCCGACTCTGACTACGACAAAACCCAGGCCCTGACCTACGGAGACGCCATCTCATGGTCTTCGTTCCTGCAGGGTAGAGTCCCAAGGTCAGAAATGGGGCTGGTGAGCCTCGAGGATATCCTCTACGCCTCTGGCGGGGATTTGCACAGGGATACCTCCGGTCGGCCAAGGTTAGCGGCCCTCATCGGCAACGATTCCTCGGAAAAACGCCAACTGGTGATGTGGCCGTTCCCGACAGAAGTCTACGTGATGCAGCATTGGTATACGATTCTGTATTCGAGCATCACGTCCACCTCCGACCAGGTTTTCGCCCAGGACGCTCCAGATGCCGCCTACGTGGCTGTGCGGGCCAGGGCAAGGTATCGGGCCTTCAAATACACCGAGATGCACCAGCAGGCCGCTGAAGAGTATCAGAGGTTCACCTACAACCTCGCTCTGCTGAAGAAGCGAGAGAATGATCTGTCGCAGGACAATTCGATGAAGGTGGCGACCTTCCGTCGATCTGCCGGTTTGAGCGGCTTTCCGGTGCGCTCCGGGTTCCACTTCGATACCAAGAGCTCGTTCGAGAGGCGCTGATGTATCGCTACGATCGACACGATCTATTGGGCGAAGGCATGTATCGCCACACGGTGACCAACAACCCCGAGTTGCCGACGGGGTCATTGTGGGATGCGTACAACATGGCCTACTCAAGATCGTCCGAAGATCCAGAGAAGATGCCTGGATACACTCGATTGGGATCGACGGACATCGGTGGCGCCGTGACGGGTCTGGCAGATTACTCCGAGGGCACAAGGCTGATTGCAGGCTGTGTGGACGGGGGCATCTACGAATATGCCGGTTCAGACTTCGCTATTTCCACTGGGGCATCTGCGGGCACCTACAGTACCACGGCCACCACTCGGTGGGCCTTCACGATGTTTTATGGGGGCACCACTTCCGCAGACCTTTTGGTTGGCATGAACGGGGTGGACGCGCCGGCTAAATACACCTCTGGAGCGGGGTTTTCAGCACTCGGCGGTGGTGCCGTTTCTGGTATGCATTACCCCACGGCGTTCGCAGGAAGGCTGTGGGCCGCGAAAGGCGATACGCTCTACTACACATCTGCAGGGGATGCGGAGGATTTCTCAGGGGGTGGGAACTTCCAGATCGAGCGCGGATCCGGCGACATCACGGGTCTGTATGTGAACCTTGGAAATCTTCTGATCTTCAAACGCCGAAAGATTTTCCAGCTACGCTTTGAGGATCGAGGGACACTGAACTCCACCTCGATCAGAGACGTGCATACCCGGATTGGGTGTGTCTCTCACTGGACGATCCAAGAGGTAGGCGCCAACGAAGGCGGGAACCTGTTTTGGGTCTCAGAAACGGGCCCACAGGCCCATGTGATGACCAACGCTACGGGCGGCTACAAGCCAGTGCAGGTAGCAGACTCGATCAGAACCTTCCTGAACAACCGCGTGGACAAGTCCAACCATGCCACTTCATGGGCGCACTTCAATGAAGATCGAGGTGAGTACTACTACCAGTACGGGACAAATTCCTCCACGCCTGCGGAGGGTCTGATTGCCAACGTCGCTCGCCATAGATCTCGTCCGAGGTGGACGCGGCACACGATGAACGGCATGATGGCCGGGGCGACCTACAGGATCTCAGGGGTGGAAATCCAGGCCTTTGGAGACTCAGATGGCCGGATCTACCGGATGCACACCGACTCTAACAACCTGTTGGTGTATTCGAGAAATACAGCTGGATACACAGGCCGACTGATCTTCCCCGGTTTCTCGCAAGGCTATCGTGGCCATATGAAGAAGTATGGCCGCACCTTTGTGGATATCGAGGGCCAAGCCAACGTCACTGCCAAGCTGAACATGGGCCGGGGCGATCTTCCGGGCTCCGCGGCGAATCAGTCTACAATAAGCGGGATGGGTGCCCTGGATGGATGGGGCGTGGGCGAGTGGGGTGTGGCGGTATGGGGTGGATCCAGTACGCTTGGCAGATGGATTCGCCCGAACAAGGCGGCTCGAGGCGCATACGTTCGGCCTCTGTTTGAGACGTCAGGCCCAGATTCATGGTTTAGGATCAGCGGTATTCAAACTGAGTATATCCTCCAGAACGCTAACCTGGCAGCATAGCTATGGCGACCAATGTAGCAAACGAAATGACCGATCACTCGGTCCTTGATAACACCAACGACGCAATCAACGGTTCCGAGGTAGACGAGAATACCACTTCCATTGCGCGGATCATGGACGGTACGTCTCAGGTGGACTTCGCTGGTCAGAACAGGGTCGATTTTCAGTCCGCTGCTGCACATACGACGTCTCGCGAGGGCATTCGGATCCTGAACCTCGACAACGCCGCCGGAGCGGTGCATGAGCTTTTGAGGCTGGAGTGGGATCCAGGTGACGGCGGGAACATGACCGACAACTCTTCGGGGATCGGCATTCAATTCGTCCTGCCAGACTCTGCGGATAATCAGGACGTTTACGCCCGTATCGATGCGATGTGCATCGATGATTCCACGACCTCGGAAGATGGTGAGTTGAGCTTCAAGCTGGTAAAGGCAGGGGCATTGACTGAGGTAGCAACACTGGCCTCTACAACGGGCCTGACAGTTGGAGTCGATGATACTGGTTATGACGTAAAGTTCTTCGGAGCGTCTGCTGGTGCCTACATGGAGTGGGACGAGAGCGCAGATCAGTTGCGGATCATGGGCGCATCGGCTGACGCAACCACCAGCACCGGCAAATTGCTGTTGGCTACGTCCCTCACAGACATCAATGCGAATGATGTATTAGGAAAGATTGACTTCCAGGCTCCCCATGAGGCTGGAGGAACAGATGCCACCACAATTGCCGCCTCAATACAGGCTATAGCTCAAGGCACTTTTGCAGCGGATCTCAATGCCACTGACCTGATTTTCTATACCGGCCATTCAGAAGCAGCTACGGAAAAGGTCCGTATAACGAGCCAGGGAGAGATCGGCATCGGTGGGGCAAACTACGGAACCGCTGGACAGGTGCTCACCTCTGGTGGTGCTGGTGCCGCACCGGCATGGGCGTCTCCAACAGTAGGCGATATTACGGGCGTAACGGCAGGCACCGGACTGTCGGGCGGTGGGGCCAGCGGGGGTGTCACCCTCACTGTTGATGCAGCACAGACTGTCATCACTTCACTTCTCGCTGTCGATATAAAGATCGGTGAAGATGACGAGACCAAAGTAGACTTCGGGACACCCGACGAGATCCATTTCCACGCTGCTAATGTAGACCAAATTTATCTTGCGGATAACATTTTCGGCCCAGAAGCTGATAGCGATGTTGATCTGGGAACTACGGGGGTTCGGTGGAAAGATGCCTTCGTTGACAGCATAACAGTGACGGGTGAGGTAGACGCGGTTACGCTGGACATCTCTGGCAATGCAGATATCGACGGCACTCTGGAAGCCAACCTCAGCGCGGCGGCAACGAAGGTATCGTATCCCAGCACCGTAGAGACTGGCACCGACGAAAACGCCAAGAAGGTCATTTTCGTCGATCTCGATGATCCTAATCAGCTTTGGGATTACTCGCAGTTCATGCAACAGATACAGGATACGTCATGGCACGACGAGCTTGGCGATCCTCCGGTGCACGGCCTCATGTGGATTAC